CAAAATGCTTTAACACAAGGTGCTACACAAGCAGAACTTCTTAAAATTCAAACAGACTTAGCTACAGCAGAAGCTAACTTAACAGCAGTTATGTTGGAAATAAAAGGAGAGTATAACTTCCCAAATAATTTAGATCAAGTAGATAATGCTATAAAAGCTTTCCAAGGTGGTGATGCATTAAAAGATATTCCAAATAATGCAAGAGCTAAAGAAATGGCTAAAGCTCAGGCTAATGTTGAAGTTCAAAATTGGATTATGGAAAATCAAGCATATAAAGCAACTACAGGACAGATTGAACAAATGATTATAGAACGTGCTAAAGAACTTTTAAAAGATCCTACTTTAATTAAAGATCAAACTAGATTATTTAAACCTGTAGAAGGTGATCAACAAACTAATATTTTAACTACAACAGGTACTATAGATGATGCATTAGGATCGTAGCCTATGGACTTTAGATCAGATACATTTCAAAGAGCTCATCAAGAATTATCTACTATGCAAAATTTAGATAAGAATACAGTTATGTCTTATCTTCAAAATAATAATATTAATCCTGAAGATTTTAAAAGAGCTAATAAAAATTATAAATCTTTTTTACAATCAGGTAAAACTATACAACCTGAAGGAACTCGCTTTGGTCGTATAGGTACACGATTATTTGGTGAAGTAGGAGAAGATGTAAGAGATATTGCATCTATGGTTGCACCTAAAACTGTAGAAGCTATAGGAGATTTTATTCCTGATCCTGTTAAAGATCATGTTAATAGAATGTTTGATCCTTATATGGGTGAAGGTTTAGGTTCAGAAGTATCACGAGCTGTAGCTGATATAGGTTCTTTTATTGTGCCTGGAACACAAGCATTAAAAGTTATAAAAGCAGGTAAAGCAGTAGCAGGTGTTAAAGGTGCAACAGGTATAGGTAAGAAAGCTTTTAAGAAAAGAAGAATAAATAGAAATATAGAACGAGGTGTAGCTACTGCAGCAGGTGTTACTGTTGCTGAAGATTCTGCAGATGAGAATACATATACTGCTATGTTAGATATAGCTGATTCTTTAGGAGGAGAAGGTCAGTCAGGTGTAACTAAATTTTTAAATAGATTTGCAGTTGATGAAAATGATAGTGAAGCTGTACAAAAATTAAATAGTTTTGCTCTTAACTTAGCTGCTGTTCCTATGTTTGCATCATTAGCTATATTAAAAAATCCTATGGATAGAGTTAAAGCTTTAAAAAAAATAGCAGATAAAGCTAAAAAAGCTAAAGAACAACAATTAGCAATAGATGTTATACCTACAACTTTGTTAGGTAAAGCTGCAGATAAAGTAGGTATACGTAATCTTTTATATAGAGGATTTGGTACAACAAGAGGTACAGATAGATTTACTAGAGATCGTATTATTCAACATGAAAATGCAGTAAAAAAAACTATGTCAGAAGTTGATGGTATTAGTCAAGATTTAACAAGAGCAATTAATAGAGCAACTACAACATTAAGTAAAGATGAATTAAGTCTTCTTGTTAATAAAGTATTAGATGGTGAACAAGCAGCATTAAGAACATTATTACAAGAAGCTCCTGATGTAGCACGTATAGCTAGACAAATGGTAAAAAATGTTAAAGATTCAAGAAGACCTTTATCAGGAAGAATGACAAATGTTAATTTAAGAGCTGCTTATGATCCTGATAAAAATAAAGTATGGTTAAATAGAACATATAGAATACATGATGATCCTTCTTTTTCAAGAGAAATAAAAGATATACCTACTGATGTACGTGCAGGTGTTGAAAAATATTTAAGAGATATAGGTGTACCTGAAGATAAAATGATTCCTGCTATAAAAGAATTATTAAAAAGAGGAAATTTATCTGAAAAAACTATAGGTGAATTTTTTAATCCTTTTAGAAAAACAGGATCTACTGGAATAGGTAGTTCAAGTAAAATTTATAGAGGAAGAACAGAGCTTGGAAATGTACCAGCTATTCGTGCATTATGGGGAGAAGTAAAAGATCCACATAAAAATTATTTTAATAGTATGGTAAAACTTTCAAAGATGGAAGCTGATGCTAGTTTATTAGATGATATGGCTAAGTATTTAAAAGCAAATAATTTAGCTAAAACTGCAGATCAAATAGAAAATAGATCAGGTCCTATTGTAGGAGACTTTGATGATTATGTACCACTAACAGTTACACAAGAAGGAGCAAAAAGAAATATAGGAAAAGAAGGTGAAGACTTTGCAACTGCAACTTTAAGAAATGTTTTTGGAAAAAGTGCTACTGAAGGTTATACACAACCTATTATAAAAAGATTAAAAGATAAAAAAGGTAAACCTTTATTAGATAAAAAAGGACAACAAAAAGTAGAAGTAATTAATAAAAAAATACCACCTTCAATATTAAATCCTTTAGAAGGTTTATATGTTAATCCAAATTATAAAAATTTTTTAAATGAAGGTACTGATGTTTTAGCTCCTACAAATATATTAATGCAAAATTGGATGCGATATAAAGTAGCAACTCAAACATCTAAAACAATTTATAATCCTGGTACACATGGTAGAAATACTATGGGTAATATGATATTAATGGTAGCTAATGGAATGAATCCTTTTAGATTAAAAGCAGATTCATTTAAAGCTGCTGCTGAAAAATTAACAGGTAAATCTAATGAAGAGTTAGGTAAAAGATTAGGTCGTTATCAAGAACTTAGTATTACAGAAAGTGGTGTTAAACAAGAACTTATAAGACGATCAGCTAAACAAGTATTTAATTTTGATTCAAAAACAGTAGCTGGAAAATTAACTAAAGCTATGAATGCTAAAGCAAATCCTTTAAAAGCTGCACAAAATTTATATCAAGTTGAAGATGACTTTTTTAAAATTATGCATTTTGAAAAAACTATAGATGATTTAAAAAAAGTATTTCCTAAAGGAACTCCTATAGAAGTTATAGAAGAAGAAGCAGCAAGACGTACAAGAGATCTTATGCCTAATTATAATTTAGTAGGTAGAACATTAAAACGAGCAAGATCATTACCTGTTGGAGACTTTATGTCATTTCCTTCTGAAATGGTACGTGTTTCAAAAAATATGACAAGAGATACATACAATGATATAACAGGTAGTACTGCAGCACGTTTAGGTATACGAAATAAAGAAGCTCAAAAAAAATTAAGAAACATGGGTTATAGAAGATTAGCAGGTATGACTGCTGCAGCTACTGCAGGTACTGAAGCTATGAATTTTAGTGCTAATCTATTAGGCATAACAGGTGAAGATCAAGATGCTATAGAAAGATTACAACCAACATGGGAACAAGGTACAGATAAAATATATTTAAGTGGTCTTAATAAAGATAGTAATAAACATTGGGGTATTGACTATATTAATATGGGACCAATAGATCCTTTTAGTTTTTTTAAAGCTCCTGTTATAATGTTAGCAGGAGAACTAGCAGATGTAGGAGATAGATATGCTAGAACAGGAAATCTTAAATGGTCAGAAGATTCTAATAGAAGATTAATATCAAGTATTAAACAAGTGGCAGGTCCTTTTGGTGGTGCATCTATGTCTACTGAAGCTCTTATGAAAGCATATAAAGTATTTGATAATGATAGATTAAATTGGAGACAACAAGTAGCAGAAGGAGCTTTTATTATAGGTAAAACTGTAATGCCAGGTGGTGTTAATACTTATTTAAAACAACAGAAGTATAGACAAAGTAGAAAAGAACGTAAAGGAATGTATAATTCAGATACAGGACAATATGAAGATAGAGGTGCTGTTTCAGATTATGACTATACAATACCTGAAGTAGAGATGGAAGGTTTATTATCAAACTTTAAATGGTTAGGATTAAGACCACAAAGATTAGATATAACTGCAGGATTACGTAGAAATATACTTCCTTTAACAAAAGATATGGATCAAACAACTGATCAAAAAAAGTTTATGACTAATCCTAATGCACCAAGAGATCCAGCACAAAGAAATAAAGAATTTATGGATGCTTATAAATCAGATCAAAGATATAGATTAAAAAAACAAAGAGAATTAAAAAAACTTGTTGATGCTTATGATAATCTTGGTTTAGATTATGAAGATATATTATCTGGTATTAGTCGAGAATATTTAAAAGATGTAGATTCTAAAGATATAATTACTAAAATGGATTTTGCAAGTAGAAATAAATTTTTACCTTCTTTTATACCACAAGGACAAATACCTGAAGCAGAAGTATATACAGGTGGACCACTACCTTATGATGCTGTAGGAGAACTATACGAAAGATTATTTAATTACAATTTAGTAGACGAGGATTAAACAATGCAAGATATAATGTTATGGAATGCTGTACTTACACTTGCTGTAGGTGCATTCTTATGGTGGATACGTAGTATTAATAATGATATAAATAAACTACGTGAAGATTTAAAAGATCATGCATTGTCTGATGCAAAGACTAGAGAGTTTATGGCTACTAATTATTCTACACGTAAAGAAGTGTTTAATGAAATGAATAAACTACTAGCAAGATTTGATAAGTTAGAAGAGAAATTAGATAGATGGATGGAAAAACAGTAGTAATATTTTTATTATTATTTTTATATGGAACTGAAGTAATGGCAAATATATATAATAATCCAGGTAATATTTTATTAGGTGAAAACTTTGCAGGAGAAACTGGAAAATATTATACAGGTAAAAAAACTGGATTAAGATATTCTATTTTTGATTCTCCAGAAATGGGTATTCGTGCATTGTATCAAGACATTAGATCAAAATTAAGAAGATCTGATGGTGATGTTGAAGATGCTATGTTAAGATATTTAGGTGGAGATAATGAAAAAGATAGTAAAGAAGATAGATATAAAAAAGCTTCAACACATAATAAAGATGTAAAAGGATATATTAAAAGAGTTAAAGAAGCTTATGAAGAAGAAGGTGAAGATGGCTTAGTTAAACAAATAATTAAAAATGAAAATAAAACTGAAGCTCAAAGATACTATTTAGATAATCCTCAATCTATCACTACTGGAAAAAAATTAGCTATTATGGATTTACCTTCAGGAACTTCTTTTGAAAATGCTGTTAAAGTATATCAACAAGGAGAGTATCCTAGAAAACATGGTGGTATGGTTATGCGTAACTATTACGACTATGAACCAAGGAGTATTTAATATGTCAGAATGTAAATGTAATAATCCAGATTGTACTGGAGAGATTTGTTTATGTATTGAACTTAACCAATGTGATTGTGATTGCCATGAAAAAGATACTGATACTGATTAGTGTTTGTTTTTTATTTACATTACAAACCTATGCACAAACTAATACAGTAACCTCTACCTCGTCTACTGTATCTGGTACTACATCTGTAGATAGAACTCCCTCTACAGCTAGTGCTCCATCTATTATGAATAGTAATCAAGATGTCTGTAGTTTTGCAGCTAGTGTTGCAATACAGTCACAGATACTAGGCATAGCAGGTGGTACTTCAGTACGTGATATGAACTGTGAAAGACTTAAACTATCCAGATCTTTATATAGAATGGGTATGAAGGTTGGTGCAGTTGCTTTACTATGTCAAGACGAAAGAGTCTTTCAAGCAATGGAAATGGCAGGTACACCTTGTCCATTCATGGGCAAAATTGGTATAGATGCTGCTAAAGAATGGGCTAATAACCCAGAGAAAAGACCTGACTATGATAAATGGGTAAAAGAAAATGCTGTTAAAGAAGAAGAAATTGTTACTGATGAAGGTGCTCTTGGTATCTTCTCTGTTATTCTTATGTTGCTCTTTATCTAATGCACAGATGTTGCCAGAAGGTGACACAGTTACACAAGAGATAGAGACTGAGCACTTAGGTGAAGGACATATAGATACAATAACAGAAACAACTACAACTGTTGAACACAAAACAACAGGTGATTTACTACATAAAGATACAGGTAGCGTAACCACTAGGTACGAGGGTGATATGGATCAAGATTGGGGAGGGATTGGTTCAGCTAGTATGCCAAATTGTAATGCATACTTTGGTACAGGTACATGTGGTAAAGGTACATCTAACTCACATACTACATTCGATCAGTATGTTAATATAAGTGAATTTCATATATCAGATGGTGGTGCTTTAGAATGGGAACTACAAATGCATCATTCACAAGCAAATACCACAGGATATTTTCAAACAAAAGGATACAATAATAATGTTCTACAATGGGACACAGGACAGATTACATTAGAAAATAATCAGACACCTACAACATACGCAGGAACGTATGATTTTGCAGGAGATTTAGATAAAGTATTTATAAGAGTAGGTGGATCTAAGAATTATTTCTTTGATAATGTAGAATACATAGTTAATTACAATCATATAACTACAGCAGTAGAAACATGGATAGAGATTGTTCAGCCTGGATTGATGGAAGATCAGATAACAGTAGAATTAATAGAGCAATATGATGTTGCTACACCAGAAGAACAATATCAAATGGATGAAATGATGGAAGAATTTGATATGGTTATGACCTTTGATATGCCTACTATGAACTATCCAATGGAAGAGATAGCTATAGAGATACCAATAGAAGTTGATACTATTGGTGTTATGATGGAAGAATATAATGAAGGTACTATATCATATGAAGAAGTTATAGTAGAGGTTCAGGAGATGGTACAAGAGATACAAGATATAGGTATGGAAGTTGATGTATCAATGCCTACACTAGAAGAAGTTAAAGAGGTTGCTATTGAACAACCAATAGAAGAACCAGTAGAAATAGAAACAATAGAAGCTGAACCTGTTATAGAAACTGTTGAAGTTATAGAGGAAGTTACTGAAGAGCCTGTTGAAATTGTAGAAGAAACTAACGAAGAACCTACAAAGGAGGTTGCTAATGTTTCTGAAGACAATAACATGGAAGAGATTAAAGAAGAAGCTAATGAAGAGACTGAACCACAAGAGAAGGAAGTTGCGAATAGCGATATGGAATCAGAAGAAGTGGATCAGAATGAGCCAAAGAAATTAGAAGTTACTAAACAACAACAAAAGAAACAAGATAAAGCTAATCAAGTATTAGATACAATACAATCACAATATGATCCTGTAGCACAACTAACAACCATAGCATTAGTTACTGCTCTTGGTCCTGATATACAACAGTATCAGCAACAAGATATAATGCAACAGATGCAATGGTATGAAGCAGAAGAAATATATAATGATGTAATAATGTCTGTTCCTCTAGGAGATTATATCTCTGTTAGATCTAACTTACAAATGGAAAGGATGATTCAGCAGCAATATGAGTGAAGTAGAATATCAAGGTATTAAAGTAAAAGGTGGTAGATTATTTTTAATTTTCCCATTACTAGGAACTTTAGCTGGTGCAGTATGGGCTGGCTTTGAAGGTTATGCTAGGTGGGTAGCTATGGAGGAAAAGATAAATGAATATGTGGCTCCTGATCTTTCTGGTTTTAATTTAAAATTAGAATTACTAGAAGAAAAAATAGATTCTTTAGAAAGTAATGTTACTATAGAAATGAGTGCATTAAAAGAACTGGTAGGTGCAGCACAAGATGATGCACGTACTATACGTACTGATATAAGGAATGATGTACATGAAGCACATGATCAGATAGCTAACGTGGATAAGAGATCAAGATCTACTGAACAAGATATAAGAACTTCTCTTAGACAAACAGAGACAGATCTTAGAACTATGATTGATCATGCAAGTGATAGGTTTGATTCTAAAAGAACAGCAATCGAGTCTGATGCTCAACGAAGAATAGAACTAATAGATAGTAAACTAACAGCATTAGAAACAAAGTTACGTGAGATGTTGCAAAGAGCTTTAGATAATCCTTTAGCAGGACAGTAATTAAAACCCACATTTTTTTATAAGTTCATTTACTTTCTTTTTACCTAGTATCTTTAGTGTGTCTACTATATTAGCATCTAATCCTTCAGGTGATATATCTATTTCTTTCTCACTCTTAGCACCTCTAATACGAGACAATAACTCTAATGCTTTGATAGCACTATTAGTATGACCATTAGCTTTAGCAAACTCATACTGCTTTTCTATTTCAGTTATAACATCTACTGAAGTCTCTAACGTATTCTCTAGTTCTTCAATACGTTCTTTAATCTCTCCATTTTGTAGATTTCTATAGCCTTGATTATAGGCAGACGAAGCAGCATATCCTGCAGTCTTTGCAGCTTCTGTTGCATTTCTATGCAGGATATAAGCCTGTGCGAACTTCTCTTGTTTATCATTTAAAGCCATGAGGTTATACTCAATAGTAAAACAATGATAGCTATTATAAAAGAATAATAGATAATATAAGCAATAACACTAGAGCTCTTCTCCTTTTTGTTGTTGCCATTGAAGATCGTTTTGATCTGGTGCAAAAAGTTCTGGATTGACATTTGGTTGTATTCTCCAATCATTATCTGTATCTGGTCTACGTTGTGTAGTGTCACAACCAGCATATGTAATCTTTACATCTTCAGGATTGTCTTTTTCAAAGTCAAGTATCTTATCATAGTAAGGACCTACTTGAGTTTGAAAGGTATATACTAACATCTGTTGACAAAAATCTGCACTTATATTTTTTTGGTAGGGTGCACTTTCAAATTTAGTGCAGTCGCCATGCAAACAAACAACAAGCATAGCGACTTGAAATAACTCAGGCATTATTCTGCTTGAGAAGAAGGTGGTGGTGTAGGCATAGGTAAGTTAGGTGTATCCTCTTGAGAGTAATACCATCCAGCAAGGACAACTATTCCTACAACTACTCCTGCAATTAAATATTTTTTCATTAGAATTTAAACTCCTGTTCAAAAAAGATAACTCCATCATCATCTATGTTAGTTTCAAACTGATTCATATCTTTACCAGTCTGTCTATTCCAACCTAGTTTAAATGTGTCACCATTCTTTTGTTTATATTTACTAAATAATCTTATATGACTTTTCTCATCTTCATCCATATCAAAGTAGTATCTATATCCTACAGACCAACCAGGAAGTGTACTTCTTACTTCTTCGTTAGCTTCAGCTTCTTTAGTAGAAGGTCCAAATATAGAACCTATTATAATAATACCTACGAGTATTGCTGCAATAATATACGCAATCTTCTTAGTCTTATTTGTGGTAGCTTCAGTCTTAATCTTCTTAGCCATGTTATTTCTCCTTGTAGAGTTTTAGCAGATGAGATTCTCTCCCATTCTGATTCGTTATTTAGAAACATGCTATGTTATTCTCCTTTTACGCATGTTCCTATTATACCTTCTTTTGTCGTAGAAGTCAAGTAAATTTTTAAATGTTTATAGTCTTCCCATACATGCTTTACTTTATTCAACCACCACTCATGGTCAAACAAAGATACATGTACATTCTCTCCTTTATATTTACCTGTAGTAAATGTTTTTAAAGCAGGTTCACCAGATACATTAATGAATACTGTTTTGTTAGACAGGCTACACATCTCTCTGATAATCCAATCTAAATCTTCTTCAGGTATATGCTCAAGTACATCAGTACATATTACTAAATCAGATTTTTTAGTAGGTAATTTATTATGCTCTGGTACACCTGGATCATATAAAAATAAATCTTCTACTCCCCACCATAGATGTAAAGGTTTATCAAAGTTAGGTATTTTCTTTTTACGATCCATATACTTATATTGTTCTTTGTAAGGATAACCTTTACCACATCCATAATCTAAAATAGATTTACAATTATTAAAATTTATAATGTCATAAATATCTATAGCAAAAGGTAGTAAACTTATACCTTGAAACTTAGCATCATCTTCATGCAAATGTTTATAAGCTTCTATTAGTTCTAAATATTTTTCAGAAGGTTTAGGTTTCTTAGGTACTACGTAATCATCCATTAAATGTTTCCTCAAAGGTTGGTTTTTTAGGTGACACATTCCATAGAGCAGTAACTAAAGTATCTTCACCAAATAAATTTAAATTCATTTCCATAGGTGGATCATTAAAAGTTCTTTCACAATCTTGTGCCATAGCTAATAACTCACCAGTAGTCCAGAAGTATTGCTCACCTACACCTACCTTAAAATATTTAGGTTTAGGTTCTTCATCTTCAGAACCAGTAGTTTCTTTCTTTTGTTCTTCAGTAGGTTCTTCCATACAAGAATCAAAACCAAAGAGATCAAAGTTTCTAAATCCCATAGTATGCATGATACCTAGAGCTCGCATAGCAGCACACGTACCACCTGTAATAAGAGTAGCTCCTTGAGGTATACCTATATCAGGATTAAGAGTAACAGAATTATTAACCATCTTTTTATTTTGTTCTGCAGGATCACGCAATGATTCTGTAAATGCGTGCCATCCATGTATCTCTGCACCTTTATCTATTAAGTATTCAGTAACAGAAGGATCAGTCATAGATGCTACAAAGAATTTAGTTTTCTTTTCTATCTTTTTAAATAATTCTTTTCTTACTATACCATGTGTACTTGTACCTGTAATAGGTCTAGGATCAAGGACAATACATGCCCAAGGTAGTATACCATTGTCTACAAGTTTAGGATAAGAATGTTTAACACATACAATTTTACTATCAGGATTGTTTCTTATATGTGTTTTTAATTTATTAATATTTAAATAAGGACCACCTGATACAAGAATAACATTACCATTATGTAAAGGAAACTTACCTAACCATGTATCAATAAGTTTTAAATTGTTTTTAATATTATCTCTAATAAAATCTTTAGGTACACAGTCTCTAGGATGTACAACTATAGGTACGTTTAATAATTTTTTAGGTAGATCAGCAAGTTTATTATCACTTAATACAACTACTAAATGTGTATGTCCACCACCACGTACTAAATCTTGTGAAGGTATTACCCATCTACGTACACCATCTTTTTTTCCTTTAGGTAAACTTTCTACAATTTTATTTGTACCATGATATTTTTCTGGTGCATTATTTTTATCTTCATCTTCTCTAAAATAATTATCTAATACAACAACAGGATTATGTTTTAAATTATCATAGTCACTCTTAGTAGTAGCTATACTATTACCACCACCTATTAAAACAAAGTCAGCATTTAAATCATCACAATCTTTTAGTATATCTTTAGAGTTACCTTTACCTAGTGCAAATGTAAAGACTTTCTTTTTCTCCATCATTTTTTTTCTAAACTCTTGGAGTCTTTTTATTACAGCAGACTTAGTATTGTGAGCTTTAAGATTAAACTCTTCATTATCTGTTTCAGTTGTACCATCTTCAAATAAATCAAACCCTCTATATAATAACTCATCTTGAGTTTCAAATGCAGCAAGAGCCATCTCAATAGCACGACCACCATTCCAAGTACCTACTTCTATAATAGATTTAGGTTTATACTCTCTTATAACATCAGCTAATTGTTTATATCTATTAGGTACTATATCTTGAGATACTGTATCTTCTGATAAAGCTACTAATCTATTACCTTTATCATCTCTAATAGCTAGGTTCTTTATGTTATCTACACCTTCAAAGTGAGCAATGTAATCATTGATCTGTGGAAGATCTTGTATCTTCATACCATGAGCTTTATAAATATTTAATAATCTTTCTATTAAGAAAGAGTCATGCCACTCTCTATATTGTAATAGCTCTCCTGAATTATAAGCACCACGTAAGTCACCAAGTAAATCAAGAGCAGGTCTTTTATTTAAATTAAAAGCTATGAAAGAAGTATCAATATAAAATGTTTTATCTGGATAATTTCTAACACCTCTATAAGCTACATCACAAGCTTCAGGTAACATAGCTAGTATATCATCAGGTACTAATCTTTTAGAAGCAAGAGAGTCAGCATCAATCCAGATCAACCATCCTGCATCTTTAGATTCTTCTGCTAATTCAAAAGCTTTTTCAGTTAATGCATATACTTTATGTGCCCATCTAAGAGAATCAAGATGCCAGTTATAAGGTATAGTATTATTTTCTGTACCATTATGTTCTTTGTTTACTTCAAAATAATTTTTATATTCTTCTACATCTTCTAAAGATTTTAAATCTACATCTTTAATAGAATAATTTTTAGGATCAAAGTCATGGTGATAAGCTGTAAACTTTATAGAAGGTTCCCAATTAGTTTTAATTGATTTAATTAAATGATTACCTACAGTATTATATATAGTTTCATTAAAAGATGTAACAAAATTTATCTTGGTCATATCATGTAGTCCCTATCCATATTAATTATACCCTTCATCTTTAACCAATCAGCATCACTACACCATTCAACTGCATACTTACCTTCTATTGCTCCTCTTGGTTTCCAATCTTTAAACCAAGGACCACCAGTAGTAAAGTGTACATTCTTTGCATCCATATCTTCTGGTGAATGACCATCTAACCAATTCCATTCTTCAGGTATTCTACCTATGTCTGCTTCTTTATCAGGCAACCAACCAAATCCATGTAACCATCTACCTGTTTGTGTATTAACTACTTCAGGAGTTAGTTGTTTATTTAAATCATTTTCACAATTAAACATCATAAGACTAGACCAGTTCTTTCTACGATAAGGTTGTTGTTCTTTACCATCCATCTTTGTAGTTTTTTCTGGTTCATATTTATGATGGACACAATATACAGGATAGTAATCCATATCACATAGATCAAATAATTCATTTATATCTGCACGTAAATACATATCTGAATCCATAAACAAAGCTTTACCCTGATACATATTTAAAGCAGGTACTAAAAATCTACTGAAACTAAACTCTGTAGAGAAAGGTCTACCATCTATAACATCATAAGGTTGACCATGTATTAACTCAGACTTACGTGTATACATACCTATGTGTTCTAATATATCTCTTCTTAATGGTACAATACGTATGTTCTTACCTGATATTCTTTCTATAGTAAACTTTAAAACTTCGTATGCTGTATCTTCTTTTGGATCGTATCCTATGTAAACTGTATTCATGTTATCTCCATGTTATGAGGGAGTGAAAGGAAATATAAAACACTCCCTCACTTTAAGTTAGTGTATTGATATTTCTTTTGGTCTTTGTTCTTCAGGTATGTTATGTGTTAAACTAACACCCAATACACCATCCTCAAACTCAGCATCTCCAACCTCTATATTCTCTGCAAGAGTAAAATTTTTAGAGAAAGATCTTCGTGCTATATTCTTATGAAGATAATCTCCATTAGAATTTTTAGAATTAGACTCACCTTTTATAGTTAAGGTGTTGTCTTTTAATTGTATACTTAACTCGTCTTTCTTAAAACCTGCAACTGCAAGTTCTATTTTGTAGTTACTTTCTCCTTCCTTTATAATATCATAAGGTGGATATTCGTTAGTTGTTAAGTTATTGTTGCTGTGTAGAGATACTAAATGATCCATCAAATGATCAAATCCTATAGCATATCTATTTATATTATGAAATACACTCATTGTTTATCCTTTCATTAAGCGATTAATAGAACCCATTATGGCATTCTATAGTGTAATTATGGCACAGTTTACAAAAAATGTCAAGAACTTTTTTTGAATCTACCTAGTCTATGAAACAATGCTTCTAACTGTTTCTTCTTTTCATTTGGTACAGCAAAATCATCTTGTGTTTTTAAAGTAAATAATATTAAATCTCTTATCAACTCTGCATCTACTGTTGAAAATACTGGTTTACTTTCTTTCATTATCTTTTCTCTTTCTTCGTCATTATAAAATGCCCACTCAGCTATTTGTTTACTTGTTCTAAAACAACCAATACAAACTTCATTCTCTAGTGTACATACACCAACACAAGGTGAACGAACTATATATCTACCAACTCACATACACCTGCAGTACATGCAAGTTCTTGTGATCCTTTCGTATTATCTTCTTTCTCAAAGTCTTGTAACTTATTCCAATCAATATCTGTAGGCATTTCTTTTGCTAACTTCTTATAAGTCTTCTCATCTATATCTTGATAAGGTGCTTGTTGATATGTATGATCAGAGAAAGGTAAGAAAGATACACCACTTAGGTAATCAAAGTTTTCCCAACACCACGCACCAACAGGAACCCATTCATCTTCCTTAACACTTATAGTTACAGAAGGTTTATGTTCACACCAATGTTTAGCATAACATTTCCAGATCTCTAATTGTTGAATAGCTGTCATGTCTGTTCTGCATACTGAACCTTTTGGAGCCATCATTGGAAAAGAAAATACAGTAGTATGTTCTGGTTTCATTACATCAGGTTCACTAGGTATACCAGATGCTTTCATAAACTCAGTCAATGGATCTTTGTTATCACCTCTTACTGTTCTAATGTAGTAAGGATTATGTCTAGCATGTATACCACTAGCACTATCAACTAACTGACTCACAGTACCTGAAGGTTTAACACAAGTAATAGCTGTTGATTGTGGTATGCCTAACTTGTAAGCTAAAGCTTTGTTAGTTTCTACTGCATGTTTCTTTAACACTTCTAATCTAGGTGCTAGTCCATCAATAGTATTTAACTCAATACAATCCATAATACCTGTAAGAGATACACCAAGTAATCTTTCTTCTTCTGTATTATTCTGCCATCTTTTTCTAAGATAACCAAAGTTTGTAAAGGTAGATTGTATTGTACCTAACATAGTAGCAAGCTTAACTTTCTTTGTTAGTGTAGTCATAGTATCTGTAGAACGACATACAACTTCAGTTAAGTTACAGAATTGATTAGGTCTTAATATAATTTCACTACAAGGATTAGTACCAAAATCCCAATCAGCATCTCGTCTACCATTCTCAGCAGCTTTCTTTTGAGCAGATGCTCTATTGAACATACCTCTCTCACCAGATTTACTTTCATATAATGATAGCCATTCTTTCATAAAGATACCTGGATCTGGTTTCTCTGTATAAGCTACAGAGTTATTAGCTAATGCTCTTTCTGGATTAGTAGTCCACCATTCACCTGTCTTAGCTGTACGTATTCTTTGATCAGATAAGTTAGATAAAGATATAAGAGCTGATCTACGTACACCACCTACAACTACAACCTCACCTGTCTTACATACAATGTCATGGCATTCCATAGAGGAAAGCTTTCTACCTTTAGCATTTTTAAATTTAAGAATAGTAAAGTCAAATAAATCTACAAGAGGTTGAGGTCCACTAGCTCTGCCACCAAAGGTTTTTAATCTTGCACCTGCAGGTCTAACTTTATTAACATTAATTTTAGGCACTCTACCTGTGTAGAGATAAGATATTAAATCTCTGAATCCTTTTGCCCATCCTTCTTTAGAATCAACAACAGATATAACATCTTCTGTATATTCAAACTCTACATCAGGAACAGTAGGTAACTTATCTGCATACTGTCTTTCAACAGAGAAGCCTACACCTGTACCATTCATAAGTATATATAGTACTTCATCAAATGCTCTTGGACTATCAATAGGAATATAAGAACAGTTATAACCTGCTACATTCTCTCTATCTAATGCTTTACCTGATGTCATCAAGGCTCTCATACTTGGCATAACTTGTAATGAAAGTATACCTTCTTCTAAATCTTCCCACTCTTTCTTTTTTATTACACCATCATAATTATTATCTATATGTTCTTTGAAGAAAGACACAAGTCTACTTACAGTTTCACTCCAACTTTCTCTTCTACCTTCTTCTTCTAACCATCTTGAATACCTAGACATATGTATAAATGATTGGTACTCAGTAGGTAAATAATTATTTCCTAGTAATGATGCCATCTATTTTTCCTTTCCATATTTCTTTTCTAATATTAACTCTGCATAGTGTATTACTTTTCTAATATCTTCTATGCCATTCTTTGTTTTATGTCGAGTTATATATTTTACCACATTACCCTCTAAGAAGTCAAGATTATTTTTAACAATATAATCTACAGGTTGTATAACACAATCTTTATAATGACTGCCACCTATTTGTTTATCACTAGGTTTACCATACTCATACTCATACGTACCTTTTTTTATAGCTTCTTCTTCAGCATCTCTTCTTTTCATATATGCTCTATAACTTTCTTGAGACCATCCTCTATCTTGTTCAGGATTTATCCAAGACTCTTCTGATTCTTTGTCTGACATATTTTATTTCCTTTGAGTTAATTACTTTAATTGCAAAACTTCTTGTATACTGTGCATCCATACCTGCACTCTCACAGATATACTCAAAGTTATCACATGTTACACCTACACTACAGAAGAACCAAGCACGAGCATGTTGTCTTTCAACACTTGTACGTGGTGATTCTACTTTAGTCTTTTCTTTTGTTGCATCTAACAATGCTTGAAATATAACAGATAAGAACAACATTCTTTCAGGACTGCTGTTCTCATGTTCCTTTATCTCTGTTATTATCTCAACGTATTCTTCATTCATTAGTCCTCTATTATTTCATCTCTAAATGTATCCTTTAACATAGACGCAGCTTCATCTGCTTCAGCAGCTAACTTTATTTGTTTGATAAACTCATCAACAATTTGTCCATGCTCTCCTATGCCAACAGGATGTTGTAAGTATATACGTGCATTAGTTATAGCTTTATCTCTTTGTGATTCAAACTCAGCTAGTGCTGTGTTGTACATTGCTTCCTTTACTGACATTTGTTTTCCTCCTTTCCTAATCTTTTTACTTTTGTTATAGTTCCTAAAGGTCCTTTATAAGAGAGTGTCCTTCTCTTACCACCTTTAACATATTTATTTTTATGAAATCCATACATATTTGTACGTGCTATTGCATTCAAAGTTCCTCTATTATAACCATTTTCATTTGCCCATTCACCTAAACAATCAACAACCATTCGTTTACCATCAAGATAAAATTCTGCTTTACCTTGATACTTAGGATTTTTTTTTCCTTGCACCCAAGGTTTTGGTACTCCTAATTGAGCTTCACTTATCTTTCTTTTATGTTCTTCTGTAAAAGGTTTATAACTCTCAATAGGTCTATAAAATTTACCACCTACATATGAATTATAAAATGCAGGTTCATCACTACCTTCTATAGTAGAAGTTAAAACATCCCATTTAATTTGATAGTATGCTTCATAGTATCGTAGACTTCTTTTATTTTTATACTCTGCAATTACTTCAAATGTAAAATGTTCTTTACCTATCTTTTCTATATCTGCATTTAAATATTTAGATGATCCTGTATATATTTCCCACTTATGTTTTTTCTTTTTCTTACCCATAGAAAAATATTGTTTACAACCTACATATTTTTTACGAGTCTGAGTATTAGTTATAAGATAAACAAACCCAAACTTATCTAGGTTAGGTACGAAAGGTTCTCCAGTATCATAACTAACCCAATGATTTACCATGTTGTAACCTCTTCTACATTAGGAGCTTTTTTAACTTTCGTAAGATACCTGTTTCCATTTGCATAATTGAATACACGTAACCCTTTACCTTCATTCGCATCACTCCAACAAGTACGCTTATGTTCACAATAGAAGCAACCAAAAGCGAGCTTACGA